ATTTGTTGGTACAGTATCAATATCTTAAGGAGTTAATTATGGCATTCACACGATCAGCAGACGGCATTGCTAAAAAAGGTAAGACCGTTGGTAAAAACTACGGCGATAGCGGCCCTATTGCTAAAATGACGCACGGCGGCAAAAAAACTAAAGGCGTGACTGGTGAAGCCATGCGTGCAGTTGGTCGCAACATGGCCCGCGCAAACAATCAAAAGTGAGGCTAACATGGCTACATTTAGTAAAAAATTAATGGGTAAAGAAGTTGGCGATGCCAAAGTCTATGCCACACCACACACCATGACTGGTAAAGTTGTTAAAGCTTCTACCAATCCCGGTAAAGAGCCAAACCGTAGCAAGCTAGATACATACGACATGAGCGTTGGTGCTGTTAGCAAGTCTGCTGGTGAAAAGCCAACTAAGACCAGCGGCATTAAAGTTCGCGGTACTGGCGCAGCTACTAAAGGCGTAATGGCTCGCGGCCCTATGGCTTGAGGAACACATGAACTACACCGAGCTTGTCACGCAGGTAAGCGATTACTGCGAGAACTCTTTCCCAACTGACAATATGAATACGTTCATACGTCAGGCGGAGCAGCGCATCTATAACACTGCGCAGCCAGCTAACTTGCGAAAGAACGTGACAGGCACGATTACCTCAACAAACAAGTACTTGTCTGCCCCAGAGGATTTTCTCTCTGTATATAGCCTTGCGGTATATCCGCAGAACACAACAACTGCTACCGGCGTTGCTGGAGCAAAGTCAATTGTGGTGGCATCTACAACAGGTATTGCGGTGGGTCAGCAAGTTACCGGTTCAGGTATTGGCACTAATGCCGTTGTTCGTAGCATTAGCGGGACCACAATCTACTTGACTGAGAACAACGCCACAACGATTGCAAACTCAGTGACCTTTCAAGGTGACTACTTGTACTTGTTGAACAAGGATGTGAACTTCATTCGCTCTGCGTATCCTCTGTCGGCTTACGTGTCTGAGCCTAAGCACTACGCACTGTTCGGCCCCACGGTCACCGGCGGTGTAGTCACAAACGAGTTGTCGTTCATTGTTGGCCCAACACCCAATGCAACTTACGTTGCAGAGCTGCATTATTACTACTACCCAGAGTCCATCGTTACTGCTGGCACTACTTGGCTGGGTGATAACTTTGATTCTGTGTTGTTGTACGGCACAATCTGCGAAGCTCTTGTTTACATGAAGGGTGAGGCAGATATGATTGGCCTTGCTCAAGAGCGTTATATGCAAGCAATTGCTCTGTATAAAAACCTCGGCGATGGCAAGCAACGTGGCGATGCCTACCGAGATGGACAAATTAGGATTCCCGTCTCATGAGTTCAATTGTCCAAACCCAAACCACCAGCTTCAAAACGGAGTTGTACCAAGCTGTTCACAACATGCTTACGGACACGCTCAAGATTGCGCTGTACACAGCAAACGCAGATTTAAACGCTGCCACAACCGTGTACTCCACAACCAATGAAGTGACTGGCGGTGGTTATGTAGCGGGCGGCGTCACTCTAACTGGGGTGACACTTAACTCTGACGGCTATACGGCTTACATAAACTTCAACAACGTTGTGTTTAACGCCGCAGTGACTTCTCGCTGTGCTTTGATCTACAACGTGACTAAAGGTAATAAATCTATTGCCGTGCTGGACTTTGGTTCAGACAAAACATCTACCAACTTTACAATCACAATGCCTGCCAACACTGCGACGGCAGCTTTAATCAGGAGTTCAAATTGATCGTTACTACCACCAAAGGCGAAATGGATGATTCTCTTCTTGAGAAAAAAGAAGGGGTCGTGGATAATGACAACGAGAACACCACTTGGGTGGAGTATTGGCTTGAGGGTGAATTGGTTCACCGATCAGTTCATGTGACTCTAAAGAAACCATTAACTTACATGGCTGCTGAAGCGGCCTCAATTGCATAAGGAGCTATCATGGCCAACACTCAAAGCATGTGCACATCGTTCATGGGCGAACTCATGACGGCTACCCATAACTTTGGCACTGCACCAATCCGTGCGGCTACCACTGCCGACACATTCAAGGCGGCGCTGTATCTGACTTCAGCCACTGTTAACGCTTCTACCACGGCTTACTCATCCACCAATGAAGTGACTGGTACAGGCTACACAGCGGGCGGTGTAACGGTGACTAACGCTACGGCTCCTATTGCTACAAACAGTTCAGCTACTGCTGGCGTGGCTTACTGGACACCTTCAGCGTCTATCACTTACACGACTGTGACTTTGAGCACAGCGTTTGACTGCGTGTTGATCTATAACAGCAGCCAGTCTAACAAGGCGGTGTCTGTTCATACATTTGGTTCACAGACCATTACGGCTGGTACGTTCACTCTGACCATGCCTTCCAACACCACAACAACCGCTTTGCTGCGCTTGTCCACAACCTAAAAGGTAAGCCATGTCTCTCGGCTGGGGTGACGGCGCGTGGGGGAGTAATGGCTGGGGCGGTACTCTCGATGCAACAGGAGTTGCCGCCGAAGGTGCGGTCGGTTCCGTCACATCTGACCGCGTTGTTGCTCTTTCCGGTGTCGCAGCTTCCGGTCTAGCTGGAGATATTGCCGAAGTCATTATCATTCCCGAGCAGGGTGATGAGGCGGTAGGTGAAGTTGGCTCCGTTGGTTTAACTGTAGAGGTAGCCCTTACAGGCGTAGCTGCTTCCGGCGCGGTCGGTTCAGTTGTTCAGAGTCAGACCGTAGCTCTATCTGGGGATGAGGCTACAGGTGCAGTTGGCTCTGTTGTTAATTCATCCACTGTTGAACTAAGTGGTGTAGCGGCTTCTGGTAATGTTGGATCAGTTACACACGTTAAGACTGTCCCAATAACTGGGGTAGATGGTGCAGGGGCCGTAGGCACTGTTGTCCAGTCTGCGTCTGTTGAATTAGTTGGAGTAGCAGCCCTTGGCGCAGTCAATGCCGTTATCGTTCCGTTGTTGCCAAACAGCGCGACCGGTGAAGTAGGATCAGTATCAGGCGACAGAGAGATTGCCCTGACCGGGGTGGCATCTAGCGCAGCGGTCGGTTCTATGGCGCTTGGCCCACGAGTATTGTCTTTAACCGGAAACCTTGCCAGTGGTTTTACGGGTGATGTAATCGCAGTTTATTGGAAACTAATTGATGACAGTGAAACTGCAAACTGGCAAAATATCACCAACTCACAGACACCCACTTGGACTATAGTTGACACTACGGAAACTGCCGATTGGGAAGAAATCGTAACTTGAGGTTTAAACATGACAACAGCATATACATCACTCTTAGGTCTGGCCCTTCCAGTCACGGGGGAATTGAGCGGGACTTGGGGTGACACGGTAAACAACAGCATTACGTCACTTGTTGACACCGCAGTAGCAGGAACGACCAACGTTAGCGCTGATTCAAACGTCACACTGACCACAACCACTGGTGCTTCTAACCAAGCGCGGCAAGCAATTCTGTTGTTCTCAGGTGCGCGTACAGCTATTCGTACAGTGACTGCTCCGGCCCAGTCAAAGATTTATACAGTTATCAATGCAACTACAGGCGGATTTGCAGTTCAGTTGGTTGGTGCTGGCCCAACTACGGGCGTGACGATTGCTAATGGCGCAAGAGCTACTGTTGCTTGGAACGGATCTGACTTTGTTGAGGTGTCTAGGTTCAGTGATTTGGTTGTTTATGGGAATGTGGGTATTGGTACAAGTAGTCCCACACAGAAACTACAAGTCAAGGGGGCTGTTGCTTACGAAGCCACAAATAGTACGAATGCTTGGCAAGTTTACAACTACACCGACAACACACTTCGTTTTAATTACAACGGGGTTGGCGGTGATGAGTTAATAATGGACTCTTCGGGCAATCTAGGCTTGGGAGTTACTCCTAGTGCTTGGGGTGGAAATTTTAAAGCCATTCAAGTCGGTAGCCAAGCGGCTTTTTCAACTGACTCTGGCGTTACTGCTGATTTAGTTCTTAATGCACACCAAAGCGGATCAAACTGGATTTATAAAGCCAATGGTCTTGCAACGCTAATGAGGCAGGAAAGTGGCGTATATAAGTTCTTTAACGCTCCAGTAGGCACAGCAGGAAACGCCATTACCTTTACTCAGGCAATGACTCTGGATGCTAGTGGTAATTTGGGT